TATATAATTAACACCATCTTCGTTTTTAAAGTAACCATTCCAATATCTTATATGTTCTCTTTTCCATATTGCGTCTTCTTCAGATTGTACTTCCATCATATACTCTTGATAGAATTTTTGAGGCATCCCACTATCTGCATAGAATTTTTTCTTTTCTTCTAATTTCTTTTTTGTAAAGAAAGAACCCCATAATGGAGTATCGTTATCTATAAATGCTTTATAAGTAATTACTTTCCAAGCAAACTCTTTATTTTCTTTTTCAGATTTTGCATAATTATTGAGCAAATTGTTAATAAAAGAATCATAGTGTACAGGAGTGCCGTTAACACGCAACCGACCAGTATGAGGCTCAATAGCGGGATAGATAACAGCAGTAACAAGATTAGCATTCTTATCTCTTGCTTCCTGCGTAATTGTGTTTGCTTCATGCTCGAAGTCATCGAGTACGATGAGGTCGTATCTTTTGTGTAGTTTTGCTCCTCCTCTGATTCCTGCGACATTACTTTTGCTGATAAGTTTGCATCCATTTTTTAACTCTATGTCTTCCTCTGTCCACTTTTTTCCTTTTAAATCCCCAAAATAATATTTTAATCTATCGTTAAATTCGAGGTGGTGTCTAATGTAATCCATATTACCTACACTAAGTTTTTGTGTAGCAGACACCCAAGCATAAAAAAGAAAGTCGTCTTTGCAGAAAACAAAATCTTTTAACATAGATGCTTTTGTTAATACGGTCTTACCATGACCTCTAGGAATAATAATGGCAGTTTGTTTGTTATCCTTGTCATCAATTGCATCTGCAACTTCATAATGAAAGAATGGTGTTTCGCTTCGTAAAAAATCGTCAGGTAAAAATAATTTACCAAATGCAATTAAATCTGTGTATGCAAGTTTTAGAGCTTCTTCAGCTTCGCTTACATTCTGTGTATTTATATTTGCCATCTATAATAAACTTCCATTGTTTATAACTTTGAGACTTACGACCTTTTTGGTGATGCGAATGTTGGTTCGGGCCTTTATTTGCTAAACCCCAATAAGATAAATTTGGTATTAAAATTATTTCTTCCATTTTCTTCTTTTGTATTTTAAATATTCTGCACCTTCATATGGATTGAATATAGTAGTTATTAGTCTATTATCATCGTCATCATATTTAGGGTCTATTATAGTAACTGGAGCATTAAATATATTTTTATCATCTAATCCAAGTTTGTCTGCGTAACTATCCATTATTTTAAATGATGCTACTTGTAATGCATGACTTATGATTCCACTAGCTGGGTCTTTTAATACTTGATAACCTGAGACATGAGTATGTCCACAAGTTAAGATGTGGTCTTTCCATCCCATCTGAGCTGCTTTTGCCACACCATGAGCTGTGTTCCACATACTATTTCCTTTAAAGGTGTGCCTTGCATTTACTCTTATTTCTTTTCCACTTGGAAAAATTAAATTAAGTCTTGCTCCCCATTGTTCATATACACCACTATGTTCTCTCATGATAAATTCTAATGGGTCTCCATCACCACTCCATACATCGTGATTCCCTGCTACTAGATATAACCATTCTACTTGATTAACAAAATGCTCTGTAAGTCTCCATGATTCTTTTGCAGAAGTAGATTGTTGTCCATATAATGCTTGGAGTCTCCCTATCCAATTGTTTTGTATATCTCCTAAGTTACCCCCAAATAATCCATCTGTATTATTTACAAGATTACAAAGACTATATATTTCAGCTAAGTCTGTTCCATCATCATCAACATGAGGGTCTCCGAAATGAAGTATTCCAATAGGCCCGTTTATTTTTATTTTTATGTTTATTAATTTTTTTGATTTCTTTGCTTTTAATTTTTGTGAGTATTGTTTTTTGCGATGTTCAATTATTTCTTCAATAGGTAAGTGCTCTACTTCTTCTATCTCTTCTACTTCAAATGGTGATTTCTCTACAATAACTGGTTTTAGTGTTTTCTTTGAGCATGCTTGACAATACCATCTTTGTCTTTTTTTTGTTTTCCAATACGACCACCCATCTTTTCTTATTCTTCTTGAGCCGCATTTGGGGCATGCTATAATGTTTCCACTATCATCTTTTCTAAGTTCCATCTTGTTTTATCTCTTTAGGTAATTCTTTTTTTCTTTCTGCTATTTGTAAGTCTTCATTTCCAAATCCTTGAAACATTCCTACTATACCAGTTTCTATTTGTTTTACATTGCTACCTGATGTTCCGACAATTTTACCTAATTCTTTTGTAGATTGCAATATGATGTTATCATCTTCACTATAATCTGCTAGATGTTTTAATTTATTTAAAATGTATTCGTGGTCTATTCCCAATCCTTTTGCAACATCTAATACTGACTTTTCTATTTCTTTCATAACTCTTTCCTGCTTTAATAATACAGCTGCTTTTTTACCAGCTTTGTTATCTGACATTTCATTGTATGCTTTTTTATATGCTTTTACAGCTCCCATGCCTACAACAATATTTGTAGCAAACATCTTTTCTTTGTTTGTTACCTTTGTTCTTTCCTTAACTCGTTTGTTTGTATCTTTAATTGTTTTACTAAATGTATAACGATTGGGATGTTGAGAGAAATCTGTATCCATCTTGACTGTATGCCTATTTAAGAAACTACCTACGACAGTTCTTACCCATCCGTTTGCATACTTATAGTTTTTTCTATCGCCTGGGTGATTTACACTTTTACTTACTTTAAGTAATTGTACAATCCTACCATCATCTGACCATACCCAATCTCCCTCATTGCCAGTCCTCCAATCATCATGGACTTCTTCACTTGGACAATTTTCTTTAAACTCCTCATATGTATCATATACATAGTGAGGTATTCCCTTAATTGTCTGCTTCTCCAAGAATGTCTCCTATATTTACTTGATGTCCATTTTTTTCTAATCTAGTAACTAATCTATCTATTAAATCATTTACTTCTTCTGGAATCATAAATACTTTATCATTAATCTGTATTGGAAAATATGATTTAGATATAGTATCTAATATGGCTTCTTGCTCTTCTAAACTTAATCGAGATAATCCTTTGTACAATTCAGCCATTTTTATTTTTTCTACTACACATATTTATATTCCTTAACCCAACCACCGCCCAGAATCTAAGTTATAAGTCAAGTACAAGTCAAGTAGTGTACCCAAGTTGTTTACAAAAAAATTGTAGGATTTTGAAATATAACCTTTTTCCCATAGTATACCCCCTATACGGGGGATTTCGTAAATAGAATTTACGTTATTTTTGATTTGTATTTTATTTGATTAATTAATAAGTAAAGGAGAATAATCATGAGTACGAATGAATTGTACGAATACTATAAAGACTTGCTATCAGATGCTCAGGTAGCTGTAGCAGGTAAAGTTATGACTTCATCTAACAAGCGTGGTTGGAATAAAACATTTGGTATGTCCATTCCTAGTATCAGAGACCATGTGAATGATTACAATGCTAGAGTCAGAGCTATTAATGATATGTGCGTTGAAGCGACAGGTAAGTCATTGATACATGAAGATGAGCCTAAACCAATCAAACTTAAGAGGGATGAAGACTAATAATTAGGGGATTAATTTCCCCTTTTTATTACTTACTTATGTGTGGGTGTTTATAGTGGAATAAGATGCTTTAGTTGGCCACTAATAACATTATAGATGCTCACACTATTATTACATTATATTATATGTTTGTCCGAGTGTGTCAGAGAGTGTGTCATATAGAGTATATTCTTACTATTATATATACATCTTTTTGTATCACTTGGGCATTCACTTTATTTAACAACAATCAAGGAGGAAGTATGCCGAAAGCAACTTTTATTAGTTCAAATGGTAATTGTCTTAAATTATTTGTAGAGGGTGCCGAGTTTGGTTATTCTGATTCACAAGTAGAGAATGGTGATATTATATGGGTTCAGTTTGATGAGTTAATAATATATACTATTAAGTGGATTTCTGTTAATCCAGCTAAGAATCTTGTTACTACTAATTCTTATAGCATATTTACACATTGAAGTATATATTGTTTATATTGCTGTGCTTCACAGCTTGTAAAGATAATGGTGAGACATATATAGTTACTGATAGATTTAATGACAGACACAAGTATGATAGACTGCCAGATAAAGATAGCATGACTGTATATTGTCAGATACATTATG